GGATATGCAGTACTAAATTCAGATTCTATAACTTCTTTTATTACAGTCTTTTCTGTTATGTATTCTCTCGGTAAATAATAAACATCAACGCCATAAATTTTTAGATGCTCATTAATGAGGTCTTGAATTAAACCTTGTTCTCCACTAGAACCCTGTAGAAAAAATGGATTTAGCATATGATTATCCTATCATATCTAATGGTGGTAATTCGTAAGTATTAGACATTTTTTGCATTATTTCATCTAACTCACGCTGACCATCTTCATACATCTGCCTACCATTAAATTCAATTCCACCGGGCAATTTAACACCATTAAATTTAATCAAATTTTGCCCCCACTGCTTTTTAATTAAAGCAGTTAGATATGGTTTTAAGAAAGAATCGTTCCAAACTCTACTATATTCATTTGGATTTGCTACCTTATAACAATCTATCACAAAATATTGATCCGTTGAAAGAGTTGACCAATCAATATCCAGATATAATCTATCCGATCTCTTATTAAATCTTATTTGCTTTTGTGTTGTTAGCAACCATTCCATATCTTCCAAATATCTTTTAACCATAGAGTAAGTTAAAAGTTCAGTCGATCCCCAGTAGTAAATATCGTTTAAAAATAACTGATATTTCACACTAAACATATTGTTTGTAATAGAACTTGTGGAATCAAAGTGAAATATTCTATTAATTCCTATTACATCTGGTGGAATTTGTAAGTAATTGCTATTTTCGTAATAAGTAAAAGTTGTTGCTGTCCCAACTATATTTGTTGTTGTAGAAGTAGATGCTATTCCCGGACCATCAGGTGGTTTTGCTCTACCTCTATCAATGTCTTCTTGTCTAACTTTATATTTTAAATAAGTTGGAGAAACTCCATCAAAATGTCTTTCTTGAAAGAATTGGACAGCATCATCCACAAGATCTTCAATTTGCTCATCGGCAACATTTATTTCTAAAACTGGATAACCCAGTTTTCTTTTACAATAGTCTATTAGTTCTTGTCTTGTAGATGGTTGTGCCATTATAGACCTAAGTTAGAGATTGCTTCTTGTTGACTTAAATATAATTTAATATATGCTTTTGTATAATTTTTCAATTCATCTATATCCTCTATACTATCTATGTCCCTAGATAGTTTCTCATATTCAAATAATTTAGAAATATTTTCTAACGTAATTTTATTTGGATCCATATACAAATTCCTTTAGAAGATTTTTAATTTCACCAATATCACTTTTCAATTCATTTATTTCATTTTGAATTGTAGAAATTTTATTCTGCTCTTCAAGTTTTATTTGTTTCATTTTAACATAATTATTGTATCCATTTACATCTGAGTTTATAATAGCTCCAGTTGACTTATCTCTAACAAGATGGTCATGTCCTTCAACTTTTATGTATTCCATAGTGGTACTTCCTTATTAATTTATGCTAGAGCAATAACTCTCAAATCCCTCAATCTTGGTGGGAATGCTTGTGAAGATGAAGATCCAATCAATTTAATTGAGAAATATTTAAAACTACCAACATCATCAACAGTGAATTCATAATCTCTAAAATAATCTGGAGTGTCACCTTGAGAGAACAAGGAATTTTTGGCAACATCTACATCAGGTGTTCCATCACCAAATCTGGGATCTACAACTTGTCCAGAACCATTTCTATTTGAATAACCAGGGAATGGATAATAAATTGGACTATCATTCGGATCATTCAAGGTAGCATATAGTGCTCTTAGATCACTAAATTGATTCACATATGCGGCAACAATTACTTTAATTGAAGTTGCGGAGAATTCTAAAGATATTGGTTTAGAAACATAAACAAATGCAGATGGATCATCAACTATTGTAGAAACTCTATTATCCGCATAGTAGTCTTTAATAACTGAGTTTACTCTGTTTGAAATTAAATTAATGCCAACTCTATCTAAGTCAATAACTGGAGATAATCTATTGTTAGATGTAACTAAATCCAAATTGAGTTCAAATGAGCGATTATATGGGAGAGTTCCCAGTAAGTTTTGCTCATTAATAGTTGAGCATATAATTCTTGGTGATGGGAAATAATTTAATTGATTTAGGTTTATTGGAGTAAATCCTTGATCAATAAATGAAGGTTCTGTTCCGGAAACACTAGTTCCACTTATTGTTCTCACACTGGCATTTATAGCAGTTCCTTGTAGGTTGCTTACAGAAACATTTGGTTCTAAAATTTCATATTGGATGTTAGTAGTTACCAACATTTCAGAACCACCAATATTTTTGGTTCTTGGGAAGTATAGAGCTGGCAAACTTACATTTCCAGTCCTATCAACACCAACGTCATTGGCATTAGACATATCAATTCGGATAGTAAAGTAATCTAAACCTATTGGTTCTTCCACAGTGGCATCTTGGAGTAAATGTAGTTTGTTAATTCTTCTCAGGGATACTCCTTCAATCTCATACTTATAAACTCTTGCAAAATTTGCAACATAGTCTGTAACTGTTGATGATTCTACATTTCTAGTTATTCCAGTCAATCTATTTTCTACTGTGCTAACTCCAGTATATTCAATAATTTCCGAACCAATTTTAATATAACCTGGATTTGATGTAGAAACGCCGACACCTTCAAATGTTGTGAAATTGGAAGCGTCTGCCAAAGCAATAGATTGTAATGAACTTGATGTATAATTTTCAATTAATACTGTTGATGGGACATCTGGAGTAACATTGGATATTAATACTTGATTTGTTAATGCGTGCATTCCGTGGTTTGAGCAGTTAACTCTTAAATGTAAACCATCTGTAACAGTTACAATAGCACCTTCCATGACAGAAATAATAGTATTTCCACCCAAACTAGTATCAATTCCAACACCACCAACATCAGATCTGTAACTTAAGCTGCTACCTGTTCCTGTAATAAAATTACCTTGGACATTATCAAGAACTATTTCATTAATTTCATTGATTTGATCAACTGTCAATACTATATTTCTTCCATTAGCACCTAATGCTTCTGGTGGTGATATAGTTAATACTTCACCAACTTCATATCCCATTCCACCATTTGAAACTGTTGCAGCAATTGCTACTCCATCAGAATCCCCCCTACCAATTGTAATATCAGCAGTTGCATCTTTACCAGTTCCTGTTAAAGATATCAAAGGTACATTTAAATAAACTTGTGAAGATCCATCCGATGGTGTATATCCTATTCCTGGATTGGAGATAGTTAGGTTTCCAACTATAGATCCAGCTCTCCCAACTAAATTTCCAAATGCTCCAGTAGATGGTTGAATTATTGTATTTCCAATATTAACATTTGGATTTATTAAGTCTGTAGATAAACCAATTCTAATTTTCTTAGAGTCAACCTCTATTGAATTTTTTGTTAATCTAGAAAGTTGATTATTATTTTGATTCAAGTCTGGATTAAAGAAACTTACACTACCTTGATCTTCAAAGACCGCAGTAAATAGGCTAAATTTGAGATCTTCAAACTGGCTTGGTGTCCAAGTAGAGGCATTTTGCGATTTAAAGAGAACTCCAATTTTTGAAATATCTGGTTGTGTTGCAACTACAACTCTTTCAGACTCTGGATTATTTGCTGTTGTGATATCAGTATCACCTAGTTGTGATATCCAAGCGTTATACTCGGTAGAATCTGATTTAACGACTAGAGCATGTTCAGTATCTCCTGTTAAGAATACTGGTGCGTTAAATTCAATTCTAGTTGGTACTGAGGCATCATCAGAAATGTTTATTTGATCTGGGAATAGTGTTACCTGACTAAATGGATATATTTCTTCAGTTGGTAAACCTAGTCTCATAGGTCTTAATTCTATTATAACAGGTAAAACTGCATCTTTAGATTGGAAGTATAATTCTATAGATGTGGCAAATCTTCCATTTGGATCTTGAATGTAGAAGGATTGTGCTAAAGGATCTACCTTAGCCCCTTCTAGAGTGTCTGAAACGATTCCTCCAGCAGGTCCTTGATATTCGCAGTATGCCAATCCATCACCACCATTTCCTCCACCTATACCAAATGCTCCTCCACCGCCGCCACCGCCACGGTTTTGTCCTCTTCCTCCCTTTCCTGTACAGCTTGATGATGGGTCGAAAGTAGTTTCTGGTTCTAAACCAATATTTTTAACTCTTACTCCTCCTCCACCTAAACCACCTAAGAAAATTCCTCCACAATTATTACGATATCCTGTAGGACTTCCTCCTCCAGCATTTCCACCACGACCTCCGTTTCCTCTTCCTGTTCCAGGAACTTCTCCAGGAGATCCAGGTCTTCCTCCACCTCCAGGTGTAGATGCTCTTCCCCCATTACCAGATGTTCTTCCGCCTAACGCCCCTTTACCTCCACCATATGTAAATGTTTGACTTCCTGAAGTGTTAACAACAGTATCTCCACCATCAGTTCCTTCCTTTCTACTTGGTGTTCCACCACTTCCCCCTCTACCAACAGAAAATCTTATAAATCCTTGTCCTCCACCTGGAGCAGCTGTAAATGATCCAGTGCCAAAGGCACCACCACCGCC